GTCTGGCGTCCATACCTCAAAGGGATGCGGCCAGCCATCGCGATAGTGCTCGAAGATCGGCACGCCATCCGCCGTGCCAACGAGCGGCCGCCAGTTATTTTCAGCCATTTTGAAAGCACCTCCAATAATGCGCGCCGATCTGTTGCACGTATTCACCGCCCGCTTCAACCCGATCCGTTGGGAGACGCCCCAGAAGCTATACGAGCGCTGGGTTGAGCATATGTTGGACAGCGGCGTAAAGCTCACTGTTGTCGAAGTCCAATACGGCGAGCGGCCCTTCGCCTGTCAATGCCCGCACGTCAACCATATCGGGCTACGGGCCGACAGCTGGGCATGGACCAAGGAGAACCTGCTCAACCTCGGGATCGCGCGGGTCCCCGAGGCGAAATACATTTGCTGGTCGGACAGCGACGTCTGGCACCGCCGCGCGAGTTGGGCCGGCGAGACGGTTGAGGCGCTGCAGCATTACCGCTTCATCCAGCCGTGGTCTGACGCCTACGATCTGGGTCCGCATGACGAGCACCTGGCGCATTTCAAATCGTTCTGCTGGGCCGTCGCGAACGGCAAGACGCTGGTCCCCGACCGGCACGGGTGGAAGCATTGCTATGACCCCTACCCGCATCCTGGCTATTGCTGGGCCTCGACGCGCCGCGTGCTCGAATACCCAGGTGGCCTCTTCGAACTCGGGGGCATGGGCGCATCGGACCACGCAATGGCGCTGGCGCTTGTCGGCAAGGCGGTCTCGTCCGCACCGAGGAACAGCAATCGGGCTTATGTCGAGGCGCTGAAGACTTGGCAGGATCGGCTGGCCCCGGCGGTTAACGGCCGGATCGGCTACGTCCATGGCACGATCGAGCATCACTTTCACGGCGCAAAGAAGAGCCGCGGCTATCTCTCGCGGTGGGCAATGTTCCTGCGCCATGGCTTCGACCCGATCGCCGACCTGAAGCGCAACACATGGGGCGTGCTCGAATTCGCCGGGAATAAGCCCGAGCTCGAGCGTGAGTGGGATCTCTACCTTCGCTCGAGATCGGAAGACAACAATTACGCAGGAGATTGACCGATGTTTATCGAACTGACCCTCGTAGACGGCAACCGGCCGTGGACGTTCTCCTGGCCCGTCGACGCAATGGGCCGCAGCCTTGATGGTTCTGCGACTTTGCTGACCACGCGCTCCGGGGTGACCTTGAGCGTCGTCGAGCGCCCGGAGATCATCGCCGAGATCGTCACGAACAACGGGGGCACCTTTTCGATCGGACGACGCTCGTGAGCGCCGACAAGGTGTTGCAGTTCCCCGGGACGGAGCCCCACGAATATCGCCCGGCACGCGGAGATCGGCTGCTCGCAGCACTAATCATTCTCACGCATGGCGGCGTCCAGATCGCCCGGATCGCCGCCTACGCAGTGGTGCTGCTGCTCGCCGCTATCGGTGCCCTCAGCCTGATCGGGCGCTAGGCCGCCCGTTCAATCGGCGTGGTCGCCGGCGCGCGATAGATGCCATCCGTAAGGGTGAGCTTTCCCTGCCTGACGAGCAGGCGCTGAACGTTCGAGGCCGGTGCCGTGTCTTTCCAGCCGGCGAGCTTTCGAATCTGCTCATAGGTCGCGCCGGCCGGGTATTGCTCCGCGAGCAGCCGCGGTATGTCCTGCATCGCAACCTTGGCGGCAGGCGAGGACGTCGTTGCTGTGCCCGGCACGCTCGGCGGGCGCCCGCGCCGCCTAGCCGTCCGGGCCGAATGGGCCGGCGCCCCCATCTCCGTGAGCAGTCCTTCGCAGGAAGCGATCACCGACTTCGCGTTGCTGATCGTCTCCCGCACTCGCTCCACAAAATTAGCCATCTCTTTCCCGTTCCTTTTCGGTTGCGCGCCAGAGTGGCGCGACTGAGGCGCGCGTTTATCGCTATTCCAGCGGATGATCAATGCAAAACAACACCGCGACAGTGGATAAATCATGACCGCCAGCACTGAGATCCTCACAGCGATCGCCGCATGGGCGCCAAAACCCGCGCCAGCGGTCGAGGCGCAGGCAGCCCTTGCCGCAATCTTCGAGGGCGAAGGCGGCCGCTCGTTCCGCGAGCTCTTCAGCGGCGGAACGTTACTCACGCCAGGCAATCCGAGCATCGAATCTCTCGGCAGCCGTCGGCTGTGGACCGGTAGCCTCGCAGCATTTCCCGATTGGGGCGGCGCGAAGCTCGCCAACGGCACGATCACGCACGCCGCTGGTGCCGGCCAGGACGAGCCGGCTACCGATGCCGAAGTATCGAGGTTGACCGGCATCGCCGGCTTCGAACCAATCGATCAGCTCGACAAGAACTGGTTTCTCGCACAGCACGATTTCACCGCGCGCGGTGGCCAGGATCTGCTCGCCGCGCTGATGGCCGGTCATCCCGAGCTCGTCACGACGTATCTGATCAAGGTCTGGCCCGGGGGTGCCGATAGCGGCTTCGTTAAGCGCTACGCCGCCAACCTGGCGGCATTGAAGGCGCTCTCCGTTCCGCCCCCGCTGCCCCCGCCGCCCTATGCCGGCATGGCGCCGCTCAAACTCTCGCTCGCACTTCTCCTCAAGCCGTCGAGCGACGGCCACAGCCTCGAGTTGACCGCCGAGCAGCTCACCGCAGGTCCCACAGGATCATGAGCCCGAAAATGACCACCGGCGCCGCGGCCGGCGTCGCGGTGCAGATCGTCGTCGTGCTGATGTGGCTCCTGGCGATGGAGCACATCACCGTGCCGAATGACGTTGCGATTGCGCTCGCCGGCATTATCACCTGGGTTGGCGGGCTCCTCCTGCATCCCAGCAATCCCGCTGCCGGTGATGCCTCGCCGCCCAGCAATCGCATGACGCCTATCGTTCGTTCGATTATTGGCTGCCTCATGGTCGCCGGGCTCACTGCCCCGCTCGCCTTTCACGCGCTTGCAACCGGCGACCCGCCGGCGACCGCCGCCCCGAGCGAGACGGCAAAGAGTTATCCGGGCCCGACCTGGCGCTTCGGCCAGAGCGCTGGGCAGCTCAGCGTCGAGTGCCGCCGCCCGAACGGGATCTGGACGCCCTGCCGCTAGAGGCAACACCACACGATGGCCACCCAAAATCGCTAGTGCTTCTCGCTGGGGGCCGGACGCTACCCCGGCGAATGGGGGCCTTCAGCACCACGTCCGCAGCCCCACCCGTATCCTGGGGACTGTTCGCGTTGTAAGCCGCCGCCGAAGCGGATAACTGTGCCTCCCCCAGGCGAGCACAGCGACTACGGGTTTCGGTGCGTGTCTGCTCTCCACGCCGCCCCAGCAAGCCCTTTTGCATTCCAATCACCAATAATACCGCAGCACGACTGCCGCGACCGAACTCATAGTGGCCGCGCCGATCAAGTTTCAGATAGGGCGGCCAGCGCCCGCTGCCGAAGCGACTTGCCGGGTTCCCATTCCGGGTCCCAGACATCGAGCAGTTCGCGTATGATGCTGCCGAGTTCAGCGCGCCTCGCGTCCAGCGCTTTCAGCTTGGGTAACACGATCCTTCCGAAATCCCCGACCTGTTCAGCATAGGGCGCCATCCAGATCCCGGTATCCCTGACTGCGTCTGCCCAAATTTTATCTGCGGTGTCCATAGGGGGATTATGCAGCTTCGCGAGCGTGGATGTCGGCATAGGCTTCCAGGGCGCGCGCCAGCTGCTCCACATCGGAATAGAAATGCTCGCGCGGCTGGTCATAGCCGTCCTGCTTTCTGGTGGGCGTGTAGCACATCAGATCGCCGAAGATCCGCGCCGCGGCTTCCTGTGGCGAGAGATGCTGAAGGATCTCTTCCCATTGCCCCCGCTCGCGCACGATCGCCGAAATCATCCGGTCTGCGTGCGCTGGCCTGTCCTGGTAAAGTTTTAACGACAATAGGGACTCCTCCAGAGACCGGGGATTGCGCTCAAAACTCTGGCCGGCATGCCTATCCAACGCTTTCAGCATGCCGCCGGCTACTCCGCGTTGGTGCCGGTGGGTCTCTAGCCTCGACATCATCAAGGCCATTAATCTCGGCTTTGAATGCAGCAGGCCGTCTTCCATGATAGGCAGCAGGAGCCATCAGGATCCCATTCGCGCGCAGGAAATACATACCGATGCCGCGCGCTACGTCTCGAGTGATGTGCTCTCGCGGAACCTGCCGAACACCGGCAGCATCAGCCCTGTAGTTTTGTTCACGGAAGGTGATCGTCGCCAACATCGGAACGAAGCATTCCTCGCGGCGAGGACCGCCATATTTGTGATCCGCAATCCGCAGGGCGGCACGCTCTTCCCAGCCCGGCCACGCATAGTAAGTCGCGATCGAAACGCGCGAGCTATAGAGATGGACGAACCCGGCCCGCTTCAACATCTCGGCAGCGAGCGCGCATGCTTTCGCGACTAGCATAGCGGGGTTTGCTCAGGTGGTAAGGGGAAGCCGCTCCAGCTCGTAATTTTTGCTGGTGCACTCAGCTTCTAGCAACTCCAAATCCATACGGGCTCGATCGCCGTCGACATAGACGCGCAGGACGCCGGAGCTAGACCCGTCACTATATCGCCAAGACAGGACCCACACTTCATTGAGATCTTCCATCGGCATTCCGGGGTTTACTCAGATTCCGAGGTCGGCGACATTGCGGCGCTCGGCCACAATATGCGACACGGATCGTGCATCGCTTGATAATAGCCCTTAACCCATTCCTCGCCATTCTCACTCTTACGCGGATAGGGGCAGTCCTTGATGAGAAGGCCACATGCGAAGGCTTCCATGCCTTCGGCGAAGAGCGCGTCGTGTTCCATGCCGTTCTCCATTGGGGGTTTACTCAGGCGTGGCCGCGTCGGGCGTTTCTCTGAAAGCCAGACTCGTCCCGTCCGGCAATGTAAGCGTGGCGACGATCTCTCCAACCGTCATGGTCTCATCAAGCCGGGTTCCAGGAGGTAAATATTTCAGTAGCTCCTTCGCAAGGTCGGGCGCAGATAGATTGGAAAGCCATTCGATCTGCTCGGGCGTGAAATCGGGCACTGTGGACTCCTGTCAGGAACGGGGGGTTCGCTCAGATAATTTCGCCAGTGTCGCGGTCGACGAGAACGATTCGAATCCCGTAGTCGGGCGGCGGCGGGTCTGGATACTGGCAGACCCCATTCCGCGGATCGTCGCCAGACACCGTTGCGCCGCACAGCGGGCAAGGATCGGGCTTCTCATTCTCGCAGGGGCAATAGCGCTTTTCCATATCCGGGGGTTCACTCAGGTGAGCCGATAGGCGACGATATCGTTCTCGCGGTTCGGCGACCTATGCCGCCACCAATCGGTTCCAATGCGGAACCAACGTGCCGGCGCGCGGGCGCTGATGCTCGGCTTGTCTGACCAGTGACGCGGGCGATACCGCACCTGGACAACCGTCTCGTCGGAGATCGGCTGCGAGCCGGCTCTCCATTCAATCCATTCAGCCATCGCGGGTTCTCCTTACCGGGGTTTACTCAGGTTTTCAGCTGTTGCCGCATTCCTCAGTTTTCTCCAATGCGAAGAATGAGCCCCTTTTCGTCGACCAGGACACCACGCTTCGCTGCTTCCGGCAGGCCATCCATGTAGCCTTGCATAGAGCCCTTCCATGCAGCGGAAGCGCGGCACGCCGGGCTGCTTCCGTTTCGATGATCAGCATACCCAAAGGCACCGCTGAATTTCTGTCCGACCGCAATGGCTCGTCCAGCGGGCCAAGCAAGCTGTACGGGCGGATCGTGACAACTGATCCGTGGCCCTTCTGATCAGGATAGATCCCTCTGGCTAGACCGTCTCCGCGAAATCTGGCGGAACTCGGTGGTTGCGTTAGACGCTTCCGCGAAGCAACCGCATTGAATAATAAGCACCGAACAGCCGACTGAAAATCCGTGTGTCGGTGGTTCAATTCCGCCCCTGGGCACCACGATTTCAATAGCTTGCGGGGTGCGTCACGCATGCGTTAGACACCTATGTCCCGGGCGCTAGACATCCAATTCCAAAATCCTTGCGCACCGCGCGCTGGAATTGGGGGCTCGAAACGGTCGACGTCGCTGAGCGGCCAAGCGAATTTGTTGTGGTTCAGCCGGTCACTATCAGCAAAGTCCGGCGCATGCGCGCGCGCCCATTCCTGAGCCGGGATGGAAGTCCCGAGCACGGCGGTGCCGAGCACGCAGCTTAACGGCCAGGCGCTGCGATGGACTCGGAGCAATAGCGGCTTCGCGATTTCGCCGACCAGGGATGTTTCGTCGTCATCGATGCGCGCGAGGATGTCAGCGATCTCGTCAGTCCTCGCGCGCCGAGCGCCAGCATGAATCGCAATGCGATGACCAACAACCCAGCGCGGCGCGGGCCATCCACGCCATTCCCAGAGTTTGCCTTCGGCAATGATGAGGCTTGCCCACGGCTGCCAAATCGTGAGGGCTTTCATTTTCTCGGCCTGAGCTTCGCGACCGCCGCGACGGCGCGCTTCTTGCGGTCGGCTTCCTCGCTGTAGTGCGCCGCCATCTGCAGGGTCTTGTGCCCGAGCAGTGCGGCGATGGTGCGTGGGTCGGCCCCGCGGTCGGCGAGCAGCCGGCCAGCCGTATGTCTAAGTCCGTGGAAGGTG